ACGATAACACAGAGGATACACTTGATGACCTCATAGGCTACATGATACTTCTCAAAATTGCGCGGGAGCGTGGCGGCAGCAAGACCACAGTATTTACCACGTGTAATTGTGTCCATGGGTGGCATAATTGTACATGCCAAGATACAGGGGTGTGCACAGTGGAGCTTGATGGCGAAGGTTACGCACCCCCGTGGAGCTATGAAACAACTAGGGTGTTCGTTTCAGACCCCGGAGATGAGATGAAACCAATAGAGAAGAAGTCGGAGTTGTGTGACAATGAGTGAGTGGACCGCTAGCCATATGAGGCTTAGTCCTTCTAAAATAAATACTTACTTGAAGTGTCCCCGCGAATTCTACTACAACTACATAGCCAAGCTACCTCAGAAGAAAACTATACACCTTTTCCGTGGTACGTTGGTACACCAGATATTGGAAGACTTATTTAAAAAACAATTCAAGACGTTACCACAGTGGGAGAAAGGAGTACCTAAGTTATGGGTACAGGGACAGTTTGAAGATGGTTGGGAAGAGAAGATAGCCAAACACAAATGGTTATGGGAAGTACATACCAAAGAAGAGATGGATGCTATGTACAAAGAAACAGAAGCACTACTACAGAACTTCGTTGATTCAGTTAATAAGAAACTTGGTGAGATGGTTGATTGGAAGATATTCAAGAACAAACAACAAGCTTGGAATGCTGTAGCACCTAAGTACGCTGAGAAGTGGGTCAAGTCAAAAGAGTATGCAATCGTTGGAGTTATTGA